TGATCTTGAGCACTACTAAGATACCTGTTTAAAATAAAGAATTCACTTTTTAGACTTTTTTGTTGTTCGACAGTCATTTCGTCCCATGCCGCGCGAACATTCATGTCTACAAATGCTATCTTTTCTTTTAATTCGATCTTATCACTCATATTTTTCTTGACTTAGTTTATATAATATTTTAACACGATCTATAGCTTTTTGCAAGGCAGGATTGCTCTTTCCTGCTAGACGAATTTTAATCCATTCATTATGATCAGCTAATTCTTTATTGCCGATTTCCTTACGCACATCAAATCGTTTCGATTCTTCGGGATCGTAATCCCATCCAATTGCTTTTCTAGTACTAGGGTCTGCACCAAATTCGCGAGCATACGTAACAGTACCGTTGCGCTCATAAATGTAGTTTACGCCTGGTTTAAGATTACCCACGGAACAATTCCTCTTTTGGAATTAATCTAGCATCGAACGCTAACACTGTCCGAGTACCATTGCCTTTCCAAGGATACACAGTATGTGGAATATGGCTTGGGAATACTAAAACTGTGCCCGGTGTAGGATCGTATTTCCATGTATCAGTCATGACAAACCTGTTTACATCTTTAGTTACAGGTAATCTAAATAAAATTTGTGCATCACTCGGTTGACTGTTATCTACTAATTCTGGTGCACTGATGTATACATTCCCGCTGATATTTCCAGCAGGATGGCTATGCATTTCTTGGTAATCTCCAGGATATTGTCTAATAGTCCAAATACTAGTAACAACAATATCGCACAACTTAAGATCTTCTGCGCCGGATTGTTGAGTTACAATTTCCATATAACCTTGACAAATACCTTTAATGTATTTGATTAACCATGTCACATCAACATCTTTATCATTAGGGAAAATTTGTACCTGATGTCCACCTCTAACACTAATAGTCGGATCTCCCGCATCATTGGCGCCATCTTGCAAGTGCATTGCATCTACTAGTGTATACATTTTACTATATTCCTGCGGAGGAACATTATCTATACAAATTATAGTAGGTTGAAAATATGCTATCTTTAATGTCATAATAGTTTATCCAATTGAATTAATTCGCTTTGTCGTGATATTTCTTTAACAAAATAAACACAATCTGGTTTTGACCCGGTACTTGTAGGAGTAGCTAGTAGTTGTCCATTCTTCATTTTAGGAAAATACCATTTTACATCGTTATAAAAGTTAAGTATTTTAATAGGTTTAAATTCGATTCTAAAACTACTTAATGGATTAAAACATAGTGCTTCAAATCCTCGATCATTTAAGCTAGTTAACGGTAATACTTCGATATCACAACTACTTGAACTATCTCCGACCGCTATGCTCCAATCTATCGGCATAGTAACTTCATTATCTCCAATTTGCAATACAATTGCTGGAGCATTAAAACTTTCTAAAAATATTAACGGCATAAAAAAGAAATCAGGCGAATTGGGATCACTGTTATCTAATACCGCAAAACGTGTATTTTCGTCTACCTCCTCGGGTAAATTGTTCAACGAAAACATTTCGTTATCTAATGTTAGTATCTGCATAGTTCCTTATTTTTGCCAATCCACTTTATCTAAAGTAAATGGATACTTGGCTTCCTTGTAAAATTTCTTTCTTTCTGTAAGATGGCGCTTTGCCCACTTACAAGTACTGGTTAGATCCCAGATTTGTACAAAATCCTTATCTTCTGCCTTACGGATGCCTCTGCCTATACTTTGTATAACTCTAACAAATGATTTTCCTGGTTCTAATAAAATCAAATTAAAAATACGGGGAATATTAATTCCAACCGCAGCAACACCGAATGTTGCAACAATTACTTTATTATCGCTTGTTTTAATTTCATCATATTCTTCTTTTCTATCAGTAGTTTTGACCGCCCCTGATATAAAAACTGAATCTGGTATTTCATTTACTAAAAATTTGCCTGAATCTATTCTATTAACTAGAACTAATGTGTTGCCTGATTGTGATATTTTTTTAATTAAATTGCTGATATATATCATCCTGTTTTCTTCAGTAACAAGATATTTTAATTCTTCTTGATATGTCTTAAACTCTGGTAAATCTATCATCTGTACTACATTAACATGGCATGCTGATAGCACACCCATTTCTTGCAATTCGTGAGCTTTAATTCCACCAACAACTGGCCCAAGACTGGCAAAAATAGGTTCTGCTTCAAAGTCTCCTTTAGGAACTGTTCCAGTTAATCCCCAACGTATAGGTGCATTACATAGATTTTGTGTAAGTAAATTTTTGAGTACATCTGCTTTTGCCATATGAACTTCGTCTACTATCACCGTTCTAACACCATCTAAAAATTCAGCTAACGATACAATATCATACTCGTGATTTTTACTTTTTTTATCTAAAATATTAAGACTTTGCCAAGTGCAGATTGTATGTGTTTTGTTTAGATCTTTTCTGTCCCCGTAGTATACACCTACATCTAGTCCTACGTTGATGAAATCTTCTTCTGTTTGTTCAACAAGACTTTTATTAGGAACAATCGTAATAGTTCTTCCATATTTTTCAGCACAATGACTTAGTGTTGCTGTAGTAATTGTTTTGCCTGCGCCTGTTGCAATTTCTTGAAGACTTTGTGTATTTTCGAAAAATCTATTAATTGCTTCGACTTGATAATCACGCAACATAATAGGTTTGCCTTCTTGTTGATGACCTTTTGGCCATACTTTACCTTGATCGGCCCAGTATGTTTCTGTTACTGGTTCAAACGATATTTTTTTAGTAGTACGCAAATCTTCTAATTCATCGATGTCTATATCCATGTCGGATAATACCGCAAGTACTCTTTCTAATTGACTCAAGTAACCGTTACCCCCAAGTCCAAACATGCTAACTTTGCCGTCCCAACGACCTAATTTATAAGCTGGGCGATAGCGTGCCGTTGGATCTACATATTTGAATGTATTTGCTAATTTCTTTCGAGCTTCCAACGGTAAGCCTTCAAGTTTGATATTTACTTCGTCTCTAATTACTAATTTTACAGTCATATTTTTATTCTAAGATCCATAGTAACTGGCTCGTCTGCCCACTCGACTATTAAATCGCAACAGTTAGAGTATACACTAGTTTTGCCGTGACGTAAACCCATTTTAGTATCCAAAGCAAGTACGCTCATCGGCTTCCATGCATTAGTTAAGAAAAATTTCGGTAATTTCCCGCTCATTACAACAGCTACTTGTGTGTCGTCATCTAGTCTGTAATTATATTCTTTTTCTTTGATTAACTGATTAAAATGTTTTCCAGTCTCGTCATTGGGTAATCTAAAATATACACCAATTCGATCAAAAATTCCATTATTTTCCAGGGCTTCTGATAAAATTTGTAAATTTTCAAAATACTTGTTATTCACATAAGTGTCAAATACAACCAATAATGGTAATCTACGTAAATTGACCAAAGACTCTATGGTATCTGAAATTGAATGAGTTTTTTTGTCCACATATACTCTGGTTTTTGACCGGTTAGCAATGTACTCTGTTAAATTTTCACCTGGATTTTTTGCATTTTCGACCAAGTACTGGTATCGCATACTTCGGTCATTGATGATATTTTGATCAATCGATGTTGACAGCCCTAAGTCATCGGTAATAGCTTTTTGAAAATTTTTATGTTCAATGTCGGTGATTAAAAATTGGTCAAAAATTTCGGTTTTCGACCATGATTTTATGGTTTTATAGTAGTCTGTAATAGCTTCGTCAATTTCAAACTCAAACGGACTGAGAGCTTCATATAGAGCAACGATATTTTTTTCAGTCAGCTCGCATTGCCAATTTTTAGTGTTTACGTGCGAAGTAAGCCCATCTGTAGTTTTTGTCAAATTTGTCAAAATTTGACGAATTTCTTGAGAAAATGACATTTCTATAAAAAGTATGGATTCTTGCTCTTCGTTCTTTTTAATATAAAGTTTTTTAATTTGTTCTATGTGTCTAAAAGGTTTAGACCAAGAAATATCAGATAATGTGGTTTTAATTTCTTCTGAAAAATTCTTGATTTTTTCAGAATTTTCTCGAAGAATTTTGACTAGCAATCGACTTTGATTTTCTGTGATAAAAATATGCGAATTTACAGAAGATGCAAGGCTACGTAACACTTTGCAATCTCGACCAGATATTTGGTCTTCAATGGCAGGGTTAGTTGCATTAGAAATTTTAATTAATAAGTTATCTACAGTCATAATAAAGTAAGTGTACACTAACGATTGTTAAAGGTCAACCAATTAGAAAAAAATAGGCCTCAATATTATTTAAGGCCTATTGTGTACCTTTTGGGCAAATTGATTATAAAGTTGCATCTTCCATACCAGCAACACGTAGCTTCACAATATTTGTGATTTGCCATTGTTTCTGATCAAGTGCTTTAGTAATACCTAACCACTTATTACGTAGTAAAGCAAATTCGTTGATAATTTTTTCAAAGTCAACAACATCTGCTTCACCTTCTACATAACGATGGCAATCTTGACTACTTAAGGCACGTTGATAGTTTTCCAAGTATTTACGAAAATGTTGACTCTTAAGACGTCTTAATTCAATGTTAAGGTATTCTAAAATTGCTTCAATTTCTTGTAATTGACCGAATCTATGCTCGACAATGCCTGGCATCGATGCCGCGGCACGTTCAACATTTCCAACAATCTTACATTCTTTAGCTGCATCAATTAACTGATCGTTAAAGTAATCAACGGCATCTGGAATTTTAGAAATATCTTTACTAACTTCAGAATACCAACCCATTAAAACTCCAATTCGCCGTAATCTTCGTCATCTTCGATATCTTCGTCATCATTGAGATAATATCCGATTGCTTGATCAAGTGTTTCGTCTACACCTAATGCTTCTTTAAAAACTTTATCCGGTACACCGAAATCTGCCAATAGATCAACATAGCGTTCTGCTACTGTTTCTAATTGTTTTTTATCAATATACTCAACAAAGTTTAGCCAAATATCGCCCACTTGTGTTTCATTCAACATTCTCTTCTATCTCCTCTGGAATGGTAGTTGGTTTAATTTTTAAATGATAATTTGCCATTACCATATCTAATTTATCATCTTTCCATTCTTTTCGGTACAATAAGGTTTCTTCTCCAGTAGTTGGATCAACATATTTTAAACGATTACCTTGTTGTACAAGAAGTCCTTGCTTTTCAAGCATATCAACCATACCGCTATAAGGATTCATTCCAGTTTCATATGGAATTTTAATTTGCACTGACTCGAACGGTTTAGCATAACGTGTTTTCATAATTTTGCATGCTGCACGAATACCATTTACCTCGCTAGTTTTGTTGCCGTCTTCGTCTTCTTTCAACTTTAACTTCTTCATAGCAACCACGATAGAACTTGCATAAACGAATCCTTGACCGCCTGAAATTTTGTCATCTGGATCAAACATATCTTGGCTTGCGTATGTATGATTAGTACATACCATACCAACATTATAATTACCAAACATGTTTACACAGTTACGAACAAGTGCTGTAAGTGCTTTAGGTTTACGACCCATATCACCTTTAAGGTCACCTGCTTCAAATTGATTAATGTCAGTAGGAGTAAGTAACATACCCAAGCTGTCTATGACAAACAGGACTTTTGGTCGTTCAGTCATTTCTTTATATTCTTTCATAAACTCATGAATAGTTTTAGCCACATCATCGATCATGGCCATGTTGAGTTTAAGAAGTTTATCTTCGCTAGTATCCACACCTAAATCGTGTAACCACTTTTCATCTAACGCATTTTCTGTATCAACTAAGATAACATAAATGCCTTGAGCTTGTGCATTACGTACTAGATTACCCGAACAGATAAAACTTTTACCTGCACCGCTTTCGCCGGCAAACACAGTTACTTTACCTAGTGGGACTCCTTTATGGAAGTCGCCACTAATTAAATAATTAAGTGTGTAGTTGCCTGTACTAACCCAATCTGTAGGATCATTGAATCCTACTCCAAGTCCGTCAATTGACTTGGTCAAAGTTTTTCTAAACTTTGATAAATCAAACGCTTTAGTTGCCATATTAGTTATCCAAGTCCATTGTGTTCCATTCTTGTACTACAGCAAGCATTTCTTCTTCTGTACTACAAAGAACTTTTGCGGTCTTCCACTCGCTTTCGTCATCACGACCACCAACTTCTACCATAAAGCCATTATCATAACGGTTAATAGTAATTGATTCATTTACTTTGCTTAGTTTGCTTAATTTAGCCATTTAATTCTCCTGTTTTTGTAGATGACTAGGGCGTACAACTAAGTTGTAGAGGCCCTAACCGATTATTGTTTTTGACGATTGCGAATCATTGCCAAGATATCTTGAGCACGTGAATCGCCACCCTCTGTAGATGTCGGAGCACTTGCTTTTGGTGCAGGTGTCGACTTAGATACTGGTGTATCGTCTTCGTCGATGTCATCTGTTGCTGGTGAAGATGCTTTAGGAGTTGACTTAACAGGATCTCCAGTATTTTGGCTCATCCCTGCTGGTTTGAAATATTGTCCCCAACGTTCCATATCATATGGTTCGCCGTCGACTGATGCTTCAAACATTTCTTTCATAACCTTTAACTCAACTTCGCCAGGTTTCTTAGGCAAAAAGTCTTGTAAGTTATATAAACCATATTGAGAAATAGCAGCCTGTTCAGCATCGCTCAATGGACGCTCACGACGTGCCCAACTAGATGTTGAGTAGTCAGCATAACCGCCTTTGCTACCTTTCTTCATGCGATAGTCTAGACCATGCACGTAGTCAGTTGGCAAATCTTCCAACTCTGGATCAACCAAAGCAGCACGGATGCTTGTAAAGATTTGTGGGCCGATAATAAATCTACGTATTGGATTTTCTGGCTGTTCTTCAGCCTTTTCGCCTAGACCGTCCTCAACAACAAATCCTTGGAAAATGTATGAACGCTTTTTCCAGTATTTACGACCCATATCTTCCAATGCTGGATCTTTAAACCATCCACGTACTTCTGAAAGAATAGGACAAGTGTCGCCATACATTTCAACGCATGGTACTTGTACTGTGATGTTTTTGCTTTCTGATTCGCCTTTGATACCTGCAAAGGGAAGTTTGATCATTGCACGTTCAACCCAGAAAAATGTGTTATCTGTGTTGCCGTCTGGTAAGAATCGCATAACGGATTCGCTACCTTCTTTTAAGTTCCAAAACGGATAAATTGATTTATCTCCGCCTGTTCTTTCTCCAGAACCTTTTGATTCCGATGCCTTAAGTTTTGCTCTAATTTCAGCTAAAGTTGCCATAATATTCTCCTATTGTTAGCCTTTATGTGCTTTTTTATTTGCCTAATATTCATTTATGATCTACATAAACAAAAAGCGCATACATGTTATTGTATACGCTTTTATTTAGCATTGCAAGAGAAATCTTGCTGAAAATACGAGTATTTTACTCAATCAACGATAGTGTACCAAATTAACAATTCTAGTCAATTCGTCATTACGGAAGCTAGTACTTTCGCCCATTGCTGCTGGCCCGGCTGGCATTTCTTGGGTTGTTTTTACCGCATTCGCTTGATTTTGAGCGTCGGCTGCCGCATATTGTGCATCGTCAGCTTTTTCAGCTTCGCTTTTTGCTGGTGCAGCTGCAGGTGCTGCCGCAGGTGCTGCCGCAGGTGCTGCCGCAGGTGCCGTCGCCATATGTCCAACTGTGTCACGCGGACCATTATAAACTCGTTTTTGTGCCGCTTGGCCTGTCGCAGGTGCAGCATCTGGCTTGGCAAATGTAGCATCTGTTCCAAATTCAGAACCTTGTGCTGTAACATTTGCAGGTGCGCCAGCAGGTGCCGCCGCAGGTGCAGGAGTAGGTTTTGCTTGATTAGCTGGATTTTCTAAACCACCTGTCGGAATTGCGGTTGCCGCGTTAGTAGTACCGACTGGATTCTTAGCGGCATCTCCTGTAGGAGCCGCTGGTGCCGGTGTTGCTGCTGGTGCCGTAGGTGCCGTAGGTGCCGTAGGTGCCGTAGGTGCCGTAGGTGCCGTAGTGCCAGCTGGTGCAGCCGCTGGTGCACTACCACCAAATTGTTTAATAGCCGCTTGTGTAGCTGGCCCCATGATACCATCGGCTTTAATTTTTGCACCTTTAGCAATTAAATCTTGTTGTTGTTTCATAACAGCCGGATCTGATTTAGCTGAAGGTTTAGCCATATTAGCAGCCGCAGCACCGCCAGCTGCTCCAGCAGCCGCCGCACCACCGAGGCCTAATGCACCACCAATTTTTCCGCCTAATGCTTTAGCACCTTGCCATAAATCACCGGCAATACCTTCGTTTTGTTGGCTTTCAATTTCGGCTATCTTTTCTCTTAGTCCGGCAACACGAGCCGCTAATTGGTTTTCATCTATACGTTTCATTTTTTAACTCCCGCTATTTTAAGTATACTTGATAATTCATCAGATTCATTGTATTGTTCACTTGGATCAGCACGATCTATAAGTTGTATTACATGCTTAAGATCTTCTTCTGTAGCATTGCCAAAATCTCCGTTCTTGAAATCTTTTATCACACTAATTTTAGCACGAGTTCCACCTATAGTGAAGTTTTTAGCTTCTTTATTCCAAAATCCTGCAATGCTTTTAAGAATTTGTTCTACACCACTTTCACTACTACCTGCATCAAAACCAAAATCTTCTGGACTCATGCCACAATCTTTCATACAATCGTGTAAAGTCATTTCTTTGTGGCCAAAGTCTAATTTAGTATCTAATTTGGCACCGTGCTTTTTAGCTGTATGTATTGCTTTGATTAATCTAGCTTTAGAACTTTCTGCTATTGGAGGTGCTGGTGGTACAGCGCCTGCTTCAGGCGGTGCTGCTGGAGGTGCTGCCGGAGGTGCTGCTGGAGGTACCGGTTCTGCACCTGGTGTGGGTGCAGATGCCTCGGGTGGTGGAGTTTCTCCGCCAATTTCTTCTCCACCTTTAAAATTCAATTGAGGTAAAATTCTTGCGACATCTTCATTATCTTTAGCCATAGAATTTAATTCTTGCTGGATCGCTCCACGTGCATCTAAATCTGGATCAATGTCTTTCATTTTTTCTAAAAATTCTGGATCATCGATTAGACCTTTTAAACTATCAATAATATTAATACCTTCAGGTCCGCCTTTTAGTTCAGTTTTCATTATTTCATTGAACTTGTCAACAGCTGCTTGCTGTGTATCTTTATTAGGGCTGAATAATGTATCTTCACCTTCTTGTGTTTCTTCGTCTTCATTAACAATACTATCTAAGAAATTTTCAAAATAATCTTCTGGAGATTCTTTCATACTCTTTGGTTTCTTGCCATGTTTTTTCATATTAATAGCGATGGCTGCTTGTTGTGCTGGACTACCAGCCTCGTCTAACAAATCGTCGGGCGACAATTCTTTAACTGGAATTTCGCTTTCATCTACAAGCCTGAAGATATATGGAAATGCTGTTTTTAACTCCTCGTTAAATGTACGTACTGTTAAACGATCAATCCAATCGCTCATAATTTCTTCAGGAATTATCTGTTCTTCACGAGCTTCAAATGATTCTGCAAATTGTGCATAATATGTAGGACGTTGTAAATTATGAATTTCTTTTTTAACTTCTTCAATACGTTCAAATACCTTATTTGTAATATCGCCCATTGCTTCTGACAATGCTGAATTACGACCAACATATCCTTTAAACTTACGTAACTGCGCTAGTTCTTCGCTTAGGCTAGTGATATGTTTACCAATGCCATCATAAGGATTTCCACCAGCTTTTAAATGTTCTGCTAGAGCACGTGCGCCATTCAAATGTTTATAAGGATATTTAAAACGTTCACCTTCGGCTGTCTCTACCCATATGCCTTCTATGTGCATTGTTCGACCAGCAGCTACTTCTGGGTTAATAGGTTGACTGTGTTTAACAATTAATCTTGCCTCGCCTAAATCTTGGTAGCTCATACGAGCTGTTCCGTACATTTTACTTTCCATCATTGAAGATTTAGGAGCCATTTTAGGTTTAGGTTGCTGGGCAGGTTGTTGCATAGGCTGTTGCATTTCGGGTTCTTCCTTACGTTTTGCTTGAAATTCGTAATCACGTTTATCTAATTCACTCTTACCAATATTTTGCACATCAAAATTTAGCAAACGATCTTTAGCAAATTGTCTAAATCCACGAATAAATTTAAAAGCACCGTGATGTTTGTCATCAGCTAAATCACCGCTAATTTGTACAACAACACCGTCATCTTCGTCTAGTGTAATAGCTATAGTACCTAGACTAACTCCATTTTCTTTATAATCAAACTCAAAGAAACGTGCCTTAGCAATATCTTCTTTTTTAC